CTGAGGCCAAAGTTCCTTCAGAAATCACTGAGCAGTCGGAAACTCAGGAAATCGGTGATGTTGCCGCCGACAGTCCGGAAGAACCCAAGGTATCACGTAGGGATAGAAGGGCTGAAAGACGCATAGCCAGACTCACGGCGAGGAATGCCGAGTTAGCTGAGAAATTGGAATCTGAACAAAAGCGATTTGATCAAATCGAAGCCCGCTTAGACTCTATGACTCAGCCAAAGGCACGGCCTCAGCGCGATGATTTTGAAAGTGATGAAGATTACGAAGATGCACTAGTGGATCACAGGCTGGAGATGAAACAGTCCAAACCCACTCAGCCTGAAGACCCAAGACCGGGTGCTGTTGATCAAGCCCTAGTTGATAGGTTTCAAGGCTTCATTGACGAAACGGATAAGACGGTACCAGGATTTGCGGATATGGTCACAAAAGCCCATTTCCCCCTGACAGATCATGCCTTAAATGACATTATCGAGATGGGTGAGGATGGTGCAGACGTATTCACAAACCTGAATACTAATCCGACTGAAGCAATGCGTATCTCCAGGCTTTCACCTCGCGAACAGACGATAGAGTTGGAGAAAATTGCGGATTCGCTGGACGTGAAAAGTTCAGCGCCGGACCCGATTACACCAGTTACCGGAAACGACCAACCCACTGTAGACGAGAATAAACTCTCAGATGAGGCTTGGATACGTCGCCGTAACAAGAAGGTGTTTGGCTTCTAAAAGGACTGTCGTGAGACAGACCGCCGATTACTAACGTCGAGAGACGTAAGGAGAATTTAAAATGGCTTCAATGGTTTCGACCAACCTAACACCCGACATGATCACCAGGGAGATGCAGCGTGTACTTCACACGAAAGCAACTTTCTGCGGAACGATCAATCGGGAATACGATAACTCGTTCGCTCAGGAAGGTGCCAAGATTGGCGCATCCCTCCGCGTACGTCTGCCGCGTAAATATACTGTGAGCACAGGTGCTGCTATCAGCACTCAGGCCCCGCAGGAATACGCTGTTACCCTTCCCTGTTCGACACAGGCCCATGTAGATACCACGTTCACCACAGCAGAACTGGCCCTGGATATTGACGATTTCTCAAATCGTATCATCCAGCCGGCTATGTCCCAGTTGGCCGCGTATATCGACAATGACGCCTTGAGCATGTATTCCAGTGTAGCCCCTTCTGTGGGTACGCCTGGAACGTCTCCGGCTAACCTTCTGCCATTCCTCCAGGCAAAAGCGAAGCTTAACGAACAGGCAAGCCCGGTGGATGATCAGCGTACTGCGCTGGTTAACTCCAGTACTTCGACTACGTTGGTTAATGGCCTTCAGTCACTGTTTAACGCACAGGGCCAGATTGCCAATCAGTACCTTCAGGGTCGGATGGGTCAAGCGGCTGGTTACACTTTCTACGAAAGTGACCTGCTGAACACTCATACCAACGGTGCTTTCGGTGACGGTACTCACGCTGTAGATGATGCGGCGATTGCTTCGGGCGATACCACTCTTGGTATGGACACCTTCTCGGTAGCCTCTCCGGTACTGAATGCCGGTGATGTGTTTACCATCGCGGGTGTTTTTGATGTCCATCCGGAGACTAAGGTTGCTTATAGTCATCTGAAGCAGTTCACTGTTGCCGCGACGGTAACGGGTGCGACTAGTGCTATTGCATCGGTATCGTTCTCCCCTGCTTTGGTGTCTACGGGTGCTTACCAGAACATCTCAGCTCTGCCAGCTAACAACGCAGTGGTGACGATGGTGGGTAGTGCCAGCACAACCTATAAAACGGATCTGTGCTATCACAAGGATGCGTTCACTATGGCCACTGCCGATCTGGAAATGCCGAATGATGTGCATTTCAAGAGTCGGATTGTCTTCGAGAATATCTCGATGAGACTGCTTCGTCAGTATACAATTAGTACTGATGCGGTACCGGCGCGGGTAGACGTTCTGTACGGGTACATTCCCATTAACGATGGTCGGCGGGAACCGCAGGCTGTTCGTGTTTGGGGTTAACGGTTTAGGGGGTCTTCGGACCCCCTTTCCTTATGAGGTAATCATGGCTACATGGATCTATCATAATGACTTTGAAGCAAAGGTTGTTGATGAGTCAGAAGTTGAGGAATTGCAGAAAGAAGGGTGGCGGTTGTCATTTCGTCAACCCGGCGAATGTGAGACCCCGCTTGATCTCCCAGCAGATACGAAAGTTGAACTTGAGGGTGATCGAAGAGACTACGCACGGTCGTTAGGGGTTAAAGTGGATGGTCGTTGGAATGATGCACGGGTAGAGAAAGAAATCGATGAAGTGCTGGCTGCATCATCCCTCTAAAGACTCAATCCTGGTGAACACCTGGGAGGTTAAAGACTACCCCGAGTATTCGAGTGAATTAGAAAAGCCACCCCCTCCGCCACCAGGGCCAACCAGAGAAGAAATCAGGGCTCAAGAAAAGATGAAGATTGAGAATCGAATAGCCAGTATTTTAGGAGCTGAGTTGGATATCACTGGAATTAAGGTTCATACAGAAACCGGAACAATAGAGGCTGAAACATGGCTATCACAGCACAATCGCTAATTACCAGAGCCTACCGCTTATCAGGTGCTGTAGCCAGTGGAGACGACCCAACAGCCGATGAGTCGTCCGATGGTTTGTTAGCCTTGAATGAAATGCTCGATAACTGGTCAGAACAAGGCATTTCAGTTCCATGGACGTTAACGGACAACTTTAATCTATCCCCTGGGACGATTACGTATAACTTCGGCCCTGCTTTACCTGGAGCCCCGGCGACATTAACAAAACCGATTCATATTACTGATGCTTGGTTGTTAGATGAAGGCTCAGTATCGGACCCGTTTGACAATGATGCCCAGACCTATCCCTTCGAGATAATTGATTCCGGAGAATACGCAAGAATCGCCCAAAAGGGCGAAAGCGGCAGACCATCAAGAGGCTGGTATAACTACGGAGAACCAAATGGGACGTTAGTTATAGATCGTGATCCTGATCAGGTTTATTCGTTGATTGTTATTTCAACGAAAGAGATAAACACGTTTGATTCTCTATCAGACACGGCCAATATGCCCCTTTCATACATCCGAGCATTACGGTTTAATCTTGCTGTTGAATTGGGTGGTGAGCTCGGTAGTCCAATGGACCCGAGAGTATTAAAGGTCGCTGGCGATTCGTTCAAAACCATCAAGAATTCCAACGCAGCACGGAGAATTAAAACCCTGACTGTAGACGCTGCCACGATGACACCAGGCCGTTACGATATTGCATCGGATAACTATTAATGCGCATTTCTGCTGTTACTGATCTATACATCAAAGAATTTGCCGGCGGTTCTATTACAAAGGCCTCCAGTTATATTAAAAATGGTGTTATAGACAAATATCCTGAAATGGTCAGTACTTTGTCACTCAGAGACCCGGAATTAATACTTTCGAGGATGCCAGTGCAACGGTGGCCGATGAGGCAGGACGGGGAGTGTTTTATTGGGAAGCGGTAGATAAAAAGTACTTTGTTAACAGTGATACTGTCTATCAGACATCCTATGCTGGTTCCACCATGTCAATTACGGCAGGGACTGAAAAGGTTTATTTCTTCGAGATTGGTAATTATTTAGTTATTTTAGATCCGGAGAATAACGAAGGCTGGACGATTAACTCAGCAACCCCGACTGTTATCGCTCAGATTACAGATACAGACTTCCCCTCTGAACAAACCCCAGCACTCCAGTTAACAAGAGGGGGTACAGTTTTAAATGGGAAGCTTTACGTAGGGACCACGGATGGCGATATATACGAGTGTGCCATTAAAGATCCTACCGCATGGGCCGCGTTAGACTTTAGAAACGCAGAGATCGAGCCAGACGATGGGGTTTATATCGGCGAACATCATCAACATGTAGTAGCGATCGGCACGAGGACATGTGAGTTTTTCTATGACGCCGCCAATTCAACAGGTTCAACGTTAAACCCTAGAACAGATATTGACTATGAGATAGGAGCAGCAGACAGAGATTCGTTTTGGGAGGAATCAGACCTTTTATTCTGGGTGGGTTATACCGCTTCCGGTGGAATTTCTGTTTATTCACTACAAAATTTCGTACCCACTAAAATATCAACCCCTGATATAGACACTTTCCTGGGGTCAGCGATCACTGTTGACGATATTCAATTATTGGGATCTGGGTTCCAGGTTGGCGGTAGGATCTTCTACGTATTAACCCTCTACAATTTACTTACTACGGTACAGCCGACAATCTCACTCTATTACGAGCTCGTCAGTAATAGGTGGTATATCGGCGATTTAGAATTGTTGGGTGTGGACGAATTCCCCTTAGTGGATTGGACAAAAGCTTCAAATACCCGTTTAGGTGAGGGAATCTTGTCCAATGGTGATCTAATCACCCCTGTAGACAGTAATGCCGCACAAGATACAGTAGGGGCATCGAGTGTCTTTGAAGACGGTGTGTTTGAGGTTGGTGTCTTTTCATCGACTGCGTTTGTAGGGTCCCCTATCCAAATGGAAATCCTTATCGGTTCTCAAGATATGGGGATGAGGAAATACAAGTATCAAACGGAGCTATGGCCAGTAGGCATTCCTACTGATAATACTGCGACTCTAAACGTTCAGTGGTCAGATGAATCAGACGATAACTTCAACACTGCCAAACCGATAGATGTATCTAAACCCGGAACAAGATTAAGGCGTTTGGGTAAGTTTCGTCAGAGAACGTACAAATTAACCTATGCAACTGCAGAACAGTATAGGATTTCAGGTATAGAGACAGTGGAAAGGGCTGGTAATGCATGATCCAGGGCCACCTCCATCACAAACACCAGGAACCGCTGAAGGCCCGAGTAACCGGAATGGTGGGAACAGGTTCAACTACAAATGGTTAACTTGGCTATTCAACTTTTACACATGGGTTCGGGCTAACGTGGGCACAGATTTCTTTTTTGAAGTATCGGCTGGTAATAAAGTGGGTTTTGCCCATATTAATAAATTTGGTCGTAACACGGATATTGACACCACTCAGGAGGATGTTTGGGATGGTGGCGGAACGATAACCTATTCCACAACCGCAGATATTACACATATCGTCTCAAGTAATGCTGGAGATACCTTCGACATCGAGATACAGGGTCTTGATGCAGACTGGAATCTAGTTACACAAAGTAAGGCATTAACCGGGACTACTGGAGTAGCGTTAGACACTCCGCTTATCCGAGTCTTCAGGATGAAGAACGATTCCGGTACGGCAGCGGCTGGTAATATCCAATGTGGTGTGGGAGCTGTTACTACGTCATTTACAGCAGGTAACTTGAGAGGTCAAATTACCCTTGGCTTCGAACAGACACTCATGGCTTTATATACAGTACCTGCCAACAAGACAGCGTACCTTGTTAAATATTGGGGCGATGTCAATAAAAGTAATGTTACGGGGGCTCTTGATTTGACGCTGTGGGCTAGATCGTTTGGTGGAGTGTTTAGAGTTCAGTCAACAAACGGATTGATTGCTGCAGGATCTTCAAGCTTTGAACGTGATTATAAACCCTATCCAAGTTACTCAGAGAAAACAGACCTTAGAGTGACGGGGACAGGTTCAACAAACAATTTCGATGTATCGGCGGGATTCGATCTCATATTAGTGGACAATTAAATGGCTACAGACTTAGTAACTAGAACAGGCAAAGCGGCTGCGTTAAGTGCTGCAGACCATGACCAGAATATCGAGAGTGTGTCAGGTACAGTTACCGCTAAAGTAAACGACTATACGGTGTTATTCACAGATCAGAATCAGACGATAGAGTTTACCAAAGCAACATCGGTTACTTGTACATTAGATGCGATTGCTACCATTGTAGCGGCGATAGATACGACAAGTTTCCGGGTAACGATAAAAAACCTTGGGGCAGGTTTGTGTACGATTGACGGGAATGGTGCAGAAACAATCGATGGTGCAACAACGTATGATCTAGCGCAATACGAATCCGTTGAGATCCAAATAGACGCAGCCGGTACTGGTTGGAACTCTATTGGCAATAGGCCGCAACGAAGCATACATGTCAATAATTCAACGGGTGGCTGTAATGTGTCAGAGGTTGAACTAGACCTGGATGCACTAACCCCTTCGACATGGATTGATGTCGGTCCAACAGGGGCAGGCGCTACAAATACATGGACTGGATTAGATGGTGTTCCATTGGACGCTAATTGGGTAGAAATAAAAATACAATGGTCGTATACCAAATCATTGAGCTCGGCTATGCAAGTGTCGATTCTTGCAAGAAAGAACGGTACAACGCCAACGTCTAATGAATCAAGGATAGTGTTACATACTGGTACTAATGCGGATGCAAGCGGTACGGCTAGAAGTGATGGCGTTTCGTTCGTGAAAGTCCCACTAGATACAGCGAATATATTTGAAATAAATGTGGCAACAACAGCAAGCCCGACAACTAGCGCAGCGTTTGCGATGGTTGCGGGTTATGGGTGGAATTAAATGGGTTTATTCGACGGTGTAAGCGAGTTCGTTGGCAATGTCACAGGCGGGTTAATTGGTGAGTCGTCAGCAGAGCAGGCGGCTAAAGACGCTGGGCAGCTATCACAATATACAACTGAAGCTAATATAGACACATTCTATAGTTATTATCAGAATGTATTGCGTCAACTATCGCCATATGTGACAGCAGGGTCACAGGCGATTTCAGACTTGATGGATAACAGGTTTGGAGATCCTGACGTACCAGAATTGGCGATGTTTGCCTATCCAAACCCTGAAAGCCCTGAATTAGATATATTTGCCCATGCCATTCCACGCACTCCAGAACTGCAGCAGTTTGTTTTTGATGCAACTGAGTTAGGCGGTACTGATGCGTACAAATGGCGATATCAAGAGGGTTTGAGGGCGACGGACAGGGCTCAAGCGGTCAATCGTAACCTAACCTCTGGAAACCGTTTAACGGCTTTGATGGATTATGGTCAAGGTTCTGCTAGTCAGGAGTTTGAGAACGAATGGCAACGACAGCTTAAATCTAATCTGGTAGAGAACGAAAGAAGGGTTACCGGGTATGAAATGGATGTCAATCGCTTTAATCAGCAGCGACAGCAGACTATGGATGAAAACCAGCGGCGTACTGATCTCCATAATATGGATATTGGGCGGTTTAATCGTGAAAGGGATTCAACAGCGCTGAATAACGAGATACTCGGCCGGCAGTATGGTTTTGATGCTGACAACTTTAGATCGGTTATGGACAGATTAACAGGTGTTGCGAACAGTGGCCAGACGGCTGCAACTAACGTTTCACAGCTAGGGATGGGAACGGCATCAAGCATTGCTGGGGCCAGAGGGCAAGGCGCTGCGGATCAATTCGCCGCTTCGCTCATCCCTGTTAATGAGAAACAACAGTATCTTTCAGGATTAACGGATTTGGCTGGAACAGTCTTCGGGGCAAGGTAATGACGATAGCAAGTGTGGCAAGTCAATTCATGCAGACATCTAAAGGTCTATCCCCTGCACAGGGAGCGGCAAGAGGATACAAGTCCGGCATCGCTTTAGGGCAAAGGAACAGAGCCTTAGACCAGGAGCAGCAAAAGATAGATCAGACCGTTGCGGCTGGAAATAGGCGATCTCAGAAGGAGATGGAGGAGGAATTACGCCAGAAACGCCTAAGCATGGGTACCTCCCTTATCATGAGGGCCAAAAAGAACCCCAAAGCTTTTGGTACTGAGTTATCGGCTTTGAAAAAGGCAGCGCCTGAAGTCTTCCCGGCTGAGGTCAATACGTCGAACTTTGAGACGTTCATGATTGAAAACGATACCAAGGGAGATTGGGCCAAGGCCATGAGGGGCTTTGCAGAGGATGAAAAGAAAGCACGCGAGGAAGGCAGGGATATAGCGGCGGCTGGATTAGCTCAAGACAAATATGGTCTTGAACAACAGAAGTTTGCCGAGCAGCAGCGGTCAAATCGAGCCAAAGAACAAATTTCCAGGGATAAGGGCGGTTTATCACTATCAGTAGGCCCAGAGGGTGAAGTATCGTTCTCAACGGATGGGAAGAATGTAGAGACCCCGACAGGCGCCAAAACCGCACTGTTTAAAGACATCACTGCAGGTCAGCAGGCGATAGACTCTATCAACCAGATAGAAACACTCTATGATCCATCGTTTTTATCGTATGCCGGAGCCGCTAAGGGCTGGCTAGCCACGAAAATGAATAAGATGGACCCTAACGTAAGGAGTGGGTTCCAACAGCGTAGGGCGGCCTTCCTGTCGGCTGCTAACAAGGAATTCTTACGCTTCAGGAAATGGGCTACTGGTGTCGCCGGCGGTGAGAAAGAAATGGCTGAAATCAAACGAGCTACCTTCAGTGAAGACGATAGCTCACAGGATTTTGAGGCTAAGCTAAATCTGGCTAGAGGGCTGCAAAGGCGATTGAACGCAAGATCTAAAGCTGCGCTGTCAGCCGGGATCAATAACCAGAAAGAGTTTGAGGGGTACATTAAAGCCAATCCATTAAGCGGTATTCCATCGTTACAGGAAAGGGGTGATGCACTAGAGGGGCAGGGATATAGTGAACAGACGATAATGGAAATACTGACACAGGAAGGCTACATCGAGCCAAGATAATGACAGATTGGAATAAAAGAGCTTCAGAGGCTGAAGGTTTACAGTCGTCAACCAGAACTGACTGGGAGGCGAAGGCTAAAGAGATAGAGCTTACTGGATCAGGTAGGACGATTGCCGGTAGTGGCGGGATTCCAAGAGATCAAGCCATGGAGCAGACCAAACAAGCCTATATGGCAAGGCAGCCACAATCTGGTTTTAAATCAGTTCCTGAGAAGGGAGCAAGCTTTAAGACGATCGCAGGCGCTTCTCTTGCTGACGATCCTGCCGTAAAAATGGAATATTATGCACAAAAACGCTTTCCCAATCTTCCTATAGAAGAGTCTATTAAGCGATACACTTTGATGGATGGCGAGATTGCTTACCAAGATGAAGATGGGGAATATTACACCGAAACTCCAACTATGGGTGATAGAGTAGCGATGCATTTAGGTAAGGCTATCCCTGTAGGTGCTGGTACGGTGGCAGGGGTGGCTACGGCCCCGTTATGGCTGGCCCCTGGGGGTGGAGCTGCTGCGACTGCCTTAACAGGTGCAGCGGCTTACGCTGGCGAAGAGGTAAGGCAGGCACTTGGAAAGAAGGTTACAGGTGATCCTGTGAGTAAGACAGAACCGCTTAAAGAGGGTGCGTATGCGGCTGGTGGTGAGCTAATTGGCGGCGTGGCAACTAAGGTGACTGGCAGACGGGTAGCGAAAGACTTCTCCAGGCTTGACGCTGAAGATGCAGCGGTTTTACAGCGATTGTCTGAAAAGTACGGAGTAGATCTAACTCCGGCTGAAATCACTAATTTACCCTCACTGAAGGCAAGACAGAAAGCAGTCGGGAATTTACCAGAATCAGCCGATACCATGGGCGATTTCTACGTAAAACGTGCAGGTCAAGTAGATGAAGCGGTCGATACGACATTAGAGGAGATCTCCCCGGTAGATTCCGCAGAGGTAGCTGGAGAATTAACAAGGTCAGCAGCACGAAACGCTATGTCAGACGTAGCTAAGCAAAGAGCCGATCTAGCCTCCCCTCTGTACAAGAAAGCTTTTGGAAAGGGCACTCAGGTTGACGTAGGACCGATTATAGACGATATCGACCAGCAATTGCTCAAGGCTAAGGGTGGGATTAAAACCCGTCTAGAACAGGCTAGGAAACTGTTTGTGGATAGTGTGGAAAAAGTCGGTGAAGAGGATGAGGTTATGGAGTTTTTCACCACAGACCTGGAAGAATTGCATAATGTCAAAATGGCCCTATATGACCTTTATAAAAGCCCACCGGATTCAGGTGCAGGACGCACAGCAGCAGGTAAAGTCGAGGGTGTTTACAAGAGATTGATTGGAAAACTGAAAGAGGCTAGCCCAGATTATAAGCAAGCTAATGAGATTTGGGCGGATTTAAGTCCAGAAGTCTCTAAGGCACGAGAGGGTGTTGTTGGCGTTATCGCTGACCTGAAAGACGAATCTTTACAGAAAGCTGCTAGTAAGCTATTCGCTCCTGGGGCTATAGGGCCAAAATCTATTAATAATGCCAAAATCCTGTTAAAGCATGCTGATCCTAACGCATGGCAAGCTATTAAGCGGTCATGGATAGAAGATCAATGGGAGCAGGCAAGCAAACAGACCATGAGCAACCAGGGGTTAAACCGTGGCGCTCGATTCAGGGCTTTACTGTTTGGTGATAAGAAACGGGCTAGAAACCTACGGGCAGCCCTTGATCCGAAAGAGTATGATTATCTTGAGGAATTATCAAAAGTCCTAGAGGCTAGCGGAAGGGTCAAACAGATCGGTTCAGATACCGCCTGGAATCAGGAAATGATGCGGGAACTTGGCGATGAGGCAGCCCCAGTATGGGCTAAGATTGCAGAGAATGTAAACCCCGCTCAGGCCCTGAGAAACCTTAAGGATTGGGCGACAAAGCGGAGTGTTAGAACGTTAGCCAAAGACATGGCAGAGGTAATAACCTCTCCTGATGCCATGGCTAATCTAAAGGAATTACAGCAACTTACACCAGGATCAGCTAAGGCAGCCGTTTTAACGGCGCATATTCTTGGCTTGACTGCTGCTTCTGCTGCTTCCGCTGGGACTGAAGCCCTGAAACAAGGTCTGCAATAACCATTATCGGGATAATGATAATCCCCGTTGCAATTCCTTGATATATTGCTTCCTCTCCCAAAAACACCATTCTGAGAACAGAAACGCAAGCAAGCAAGATAATTGCGGACTTTGTGTAATTAAAATTCATAGGATTATATTAACACAATGGCTATAACCAAATGGGATTTCCAAGATGGACTTTTGTCTATTTACACCACAGATCCGATTGAAACGGTACAGGTCGATGGTTATCTAGATGAATTGATGGATGTTATTATCCCTAATGCATCCAGGCCAAAAATTAGTATGGTCAATGGAAATCTGACATACACCGAGTCAGATCGTGTTATTGATCCAGATCAAATAGTTAGAATTATCATAGGGGAGCAATATTATAATTTAGTAATCACTCAAGATACCCCCATTGTAAAAACGAAAACGACAGAGGGAGCAGCAGGCTTAGAACCTCGTGTAGCTGCGTTGGAAGTAGACGTTGCTGCGCTAGAGGTAGATGTTGCAGGCCTTGATTCAAGTATTACCACAATAAACGGCCAAATTGTAACCCTGGATGGTCAAGTAGCTACACTAGACGGTCAAGTAACAACCCTGGATGGTCAAGTTACAACCCTGGACAGTGAATTGACTACTCTAGACGGGGAGGTTGTCGTATTAGATGCAAGTGTCACATCACTGGATACA